CAGCAAATCGCCAACGCCAACAACAGCAAATCAACCAGCGTAGGCAACATCAATATTTACCCGCAAAAGGTCGACACCAACTTTGCCAACTATGTCGAGATGCACTCATGACCGATGTTCTGAATAAGTATAGAGATTTGCACATAGAACACGGCGACGTGGTGTTAGATGTGGGCTTAAACCCCAGCTACTTAACCGACCGCGCCGCCATCGCCCAAGACATAGTGCACGCCATTTTAGACACAGGATTAGCGCACTTACTCATTAGCGACCGTGGCACAGGCGTTACCGCCGACACCCAAATCAAACTCAAATTATTAGTCGAGGACGATGTGCGCATCATGCCGGGCACAGTTCGCATCGAACAATCATCAAGCGGTAATTGGTGGGTATTTGCCGACACTATCGACTTTGGACCAGTTACCGCACAAATAACCCAAGGTGGAGCACTTTAAATGGCAGATAAAATCGACGTGCCAACAATCGACTTTGCCAAAATCGTCGAAGCAGCAGGCATCCCAACCACGGAGGAAGGCTGGAAAGCCCTGTTTAAGCAAGACGTTGAAGCAGAGGGCAGCATCATTGCTAACGACTCACCATATTCGCCATTCTGGCGCTTGATCACCGCCATTATTGCCAAGCCAGCCACATGGATAGTCAATAAAGTGCTGATTGGGGTGATCTTGCCCAACCTATTCTTGCTCACCGCAAACGATGATGGCTTTATCGAGGCCAAAGCATGGGAGCACGACTTAACCCGTAAAACAGACAGCAAAGCGAAAGGCAAAGTGCGCTTTTACCGCGCCGCATCCAGTGGCCCCAGTTTATTGATCCCCGCCGCCACAGTGATCCAAACCGATGCAATTAACGGCACGGTTTACCGTGTGCTAACAGTTGACGATGTGATCTTGCCGCAAAACAGCTTAAGCGTATTAGTGCCAGTGATCGCCGAAAACGCGGGCGCGGCCTACAACCTTGGCGCCGGCTATTTGCATATTTTACCCACGGCAGTCACAGGCATCGGCAGCGTCACCAACGAGGCCGAATGGCTCGACGAACTCGGCAGCGACCGCGAAACTAACGACGACTTAAAGCTGCGCACCCGCAACGCCTTTACCGCCGCCGCGCCGTGGCATATCGACGCCGTGTATCGCGCAATACTGACAGAACGCGCAGGACTGGACACCGATAACGTCTATTTTGAGCACGACGCACCGCGAGGCCCGGGCACTGCTAACGCCTATATTTTATTAGATACTGGCGAACCGTCAGCCGCCATGCTTTCCGACCTAAATCAATATGTGATGGGAAAGGGTTACCACGGCCATGGTGATGATCTGCTGGTGCTCGACATGCCAGGTGTTGATGTCACAGTCGGCGTCACGGTTTACCCCTACAGCTACTTATTGGAGGCAGAAGTTGACACGCTATTAGCCGACATCGACAACTTTATCCGCTGCGCATTTCGCGAGAATACCGACTACACCGCCACCCGCACCGAACCTTTTATCCGCTTTAGCTTTAGTAAGTTAGGCCAAGAGTTACACCGCCAATTTGCGGGTATCGAGTCGCTTAACTGGCACCAAATCGACATTACCAGCGCCAACAACGTACCGCGCTTAAGCACGCTCACCATTGAAAATGGGAACGCCTAATGAGCACTAAACAAAGCGCGAGCATCAACATCGACTGGGCCGCACTCACCAAAATGCCTTACTGGCTGGCACGCCCAGCCAGTGAGTTAGACAAACTGCGCAAAGGCGCGGTGCGTTTTTGGCAGCGCTTTGTCGATATGCTCGCATTCCCCGCCAAGCAGCTCGACCCCATGACCGCAGAGCTTGAATTTGTGCACCTCTTGGCATGGGAGCGGGATATCGAGCAAATCCCCAGTGAAACCGAACTCATGTACCGCACGCGGGTGAAATACGCCTTGCCGTTCGCCAAGGGCGCAGGCAGTAAAAGCGGTTGGCTCGATATGTTTAAAAAACTCGGCATGACATGGGTGGGCATAGATGAACGCATCAGCCAAACGGATTGGGACGTAGTTGATCTGCAGTTGCTGGATAGCGACTTTGGCAACCGCCAAAAGCTGATTGACTACATTTGCCGCCAGTATGGCCGCACTACGCGCCGCTATCAGTTGACCACCATTTCAAAAATGCCGCTGATCGCACCGCTAAAAAGCTTTGAACATCAGCACACAGTTAACACGGCAACAGCTAACACCAACCTATTGCCAGCAAAACGATTTATGACGATTGACTGCGAATCTAGCTACCACGTTGCACGCATCAAACAGAATTAAACAAAGGAACCCATACCATGGCACAAGTGATCACATTAGCAGGCGAACGTTTATTTGCACTCAAAGCCCAAAACAACCAGCAATTAGACATTGATACCTTTATTTTTGCCTATGTGCCGGGGCAAGACTCCACAGTCGATATTGACCGTAACGAAGGATTACCGCCTGTTGGCCAAAGAGTACACACGCAAATCGTGCAGCAATACGGCATGCTGGGTGAAAACGCCGTGGTGTATTCATCAGTGCTCGACAGCTTAACGGGCCCATTCCAATTTAACTGGGTTGGATTATATTCAGCAGTTAACCAAACCTTGATCGCCATTCAGCATATCCCTACTGTCAGCAAAACAGTCACCGAGCCGGGCGCCTCGGGAAATATCCTTAACCGCAACTTTGTGATCGAGTACAGCGGTATTGCCGAGTTAACAGGGATCACCGTTGACCCAACAACTTGGCAATATGACTTCGAAGCCCGCCTCAACGGCATGGACGAACTGACCCGCCAATTAGCCGCAGACATGAACGGCAAAGACTGGTTTATTGATGATGGTTTTAAAGTGGTGCCGCGCTCAACGCTCAATACATTTAAAGTGACCGCTGGCGTGGGGTATGTCTCGGGCCTGCGCGTCGAACTCACCGCCGATCATATCCTCACCTTAAGCAGCTATCCGCAGTTTGTTTACGTGGATGCGTGGTTTGAAGCGACAAGTGAAAGCATTTGGAAAGGTAAAGTGGCATTTACCGTGACCAACTCCGAAATGGACGACTATATCGACGTCAACGGCCGCAACCATTATGTATTTAAACTGGCACGAATCACCGCCGCCGATACAGTGGAAGATTTGCGCACCACTGATGGGTTAAGGCAGGAAATTGATAAATTAAAAAAACTATCAAATGAATACACCGTTAATATTAAAGATTTTCCTAATTTAAAAGCTGCGATAAATGCGTTACCGATAACTGGTGGGAATGTAATCATACCTGTTGGCAGATGGTATGCCGGCGAGTGGGACTATAACGTTAACTATATGTCAAAACCTAATGTAAAGCTGGTAGGAGATAAAAAACCAAGCCTATCTGAAAATGCAGATAGACTGGAAAATGGCGCGGTAATTTATGGTCGATTTAATGTGTTTGCAGATAATTTTGAACAAACCGATTTAGGGTTTGACATGGGAATTTACACTATCAATTCCCATTTTTCAGGGGCAGATACGTTAACGAATAATTATCCATTCAACGGCGGCACATGGGATGCTTTCGCCTTCGCTCAACCAAACCAGATTGACCCTTTACCAGCGCCAAGAGGTTTTAACGCTGAAAGAATTATTTGTTTGTGCAAGAGATCAATGACCGTTGGACATGCATTTTTGCTAGAAGGAGCCAAAGACCCGCATATCAGAAATATTGTTGGGATGTATTCATTACATCCGATAGCGCTGAAATCGACAGGTATTCGCGGGGGTGAGATCTATGGTTATGCTGGTGGAAGTGAGCATGTGACGTTAAAAGCGGATAGTTATGCAGAATGCTACGATGTTGAATTAACATCATGCTCAACAGATTTGCAGCCTGAGGGCATAACGCCGCACTCTGATCCAGTTGTACCACCATCAGGATTTTTTTTGTTTAGTTCAACAGCTAATTTATCTAACATTAAAGTTGGAATGTTGAAGGCATGGGGATCACTTGAGGGGTATGGTGAAACCGGCGGCAGTGTAGAAAATTTTATAGATGGTTTTCACTGTGATTTGATAGATATAAACGGCAGGAGTTACCCAGGCGCATCTGGTTTGATGGCGACATCTGACATAAAGCATTACAACTACACCTTTGGAGTTGTAAAAGTTTCTAACGTTGCTGATGCCGTTGCATACAAAGCGCCTGCCAGTGGAGGAGGATATGAAAACGCGGCGATGAAAATTGGCACGCTGATAGTTTCTAACGTGACAACGCGCGGTCTAAATGCAATGAATCATGGTCAAATTATAG